TTATAGTATAAAATTAGTAGCTTCGCTTACCAAACTAAACAGATGTATGAACGTAACCACAAACGTAGTATTCGAAATTCTACAGGCAAGTCCGAAAAAGATTTCGGTAATGCAAGGCGGAACAAGGTCTGGCAAAACTTACAATATCTTGACTTGGTTTATAGTCAAACTATTACAAGAGAAGGGAAAGACGCTGACTATCTGTCGTTCCTCGCTGCCGTCTATCAAGGGCTCCGTAATGCGAGATTTCATAGAGATACTCTCGAAATATGGTTTATACTCAGAGGAAAAACACAACAAGTCGGAAAACCTGTACTTTTTAGGAGGCAATACCGTAGAGTTCGTATCTACCGACCAGCCGCAAAAGATAAGGGGTCGAAAAAGGAATTACTTGTTTATAAACGAGGCTAACGAGGTAAACTACGAATCTTGGATGCAGTTAGCCCTTCGTACTACGGAAAAGATTGTTATTGACTATAACCCATCGGATTACTACTCCTGGATTTACGATAAGGTGGTTCCTCGTGAAGATGCTGACTTTACTGTCACTACTTACAAGGATAACCCATTTTTAGAAAAATCTATCGTAGACGAGATTGAAAGATTAAGAGATTCCGACCATCAGTATTGGAGAGTATATGGATTAGGAGAAAGAGCAATATCAGAGGCGACTATTTACACACATTGGAAACGCAGACGAAACTTTCCCGAAGGAGGAGAAATATTTTATGGACTTGACTTTGGATATAACAACCAAACAGCCTTGGTGCGTGTCAAGCACTATGACGGTGAGATATACGTTGAGCAGCTTATCTACGACACTAAAATGGCCACTTCGTTACTTATTGACCGCCTAAAGTCTATAGGACTAGGCAGAAGGGATGAAATCTTTGCGGATGCGGCAGAACCGAAAACAATAGCAGAAATAAATAAAGCAGGGTTTAACTTAAAGCCTGCAATCAAAGATGTGTATGCTGGTATCAATAAGGTTAAATCATTTTCATTATTTGTCAAAAGTGATTCATTGGACTTATTAGATGAGATTAAAAACTACAAGTGGAAGACCGACCACGATGGCAATACTTTAGATGAACCTGTTAAGTTTCGTGACCACTTGATGGATTCAATGAGGTATGCCATATATACAAAATATGCCAAACCAAAACGAGGATGGGTTGTATAGGTTAAAAATTTGTTACTTTTGTAAAAATATCATTTAGCGTGAATTTATCCGAAATATTAGGGAAAGTCAATCCTTTTAAACAAAAGGCAGCTGCCCCGATTCAATTTAATCAGAATCCATTTCAAGACTTTGCAGGTCTGGTAAGCGGAAGAGTTCTTTATCCTGACTTAAATCAAAGAAAATATGTATTAGATTATGAAAACAATAGCGAAGTATATTCCATTGTTAAACGTATATCTAAAACCATCTCTACAGTTCCTTTTTATGTTTATAAGGTAAAAGACAAGAAAAGCCTAAACACTTATAAGGCAATGATTCAAAATTCTTCTACTGGAGCTGATATAGCAAAAGCAGAATTAATGAGGTCAAAAGCTATACAAGAGATTGCTGATTCTGAATTAAACGCTTTACTTGAACGACCTAACGAATATCAATCATTCTCTGAATTCATAGAGAATGTGGTAGGTTACAAATTAATTACAGGTAACTCTTACATTTGGGCCAATAGGCTTGCAAGTGGGAAGGTTGCTGAACTTGTTACTCTCCCATCTCAATATGTAGCCATTATCTCCGATGGTACTATAAATGGGGTTGAAGGTTATACTTTTACATTAGTTGGGTGGGACCAGTTAGATGCGAAAGACGTAATCCATCTAAAATACTTCAACCCTTACTTTGACACTAACGGCCAACAACTATATGGTCTTTCTCCATTACAAGCTGCGTACAGAACTGTACAACGTAGTAATGACGCTAAAGATACTTCAGTAGGGATGTTACAGAATCAAGGGCCTAAAGGTATCTTGTATGCTGATGAGAACAATGACTTCGGCCCAGAACAAGCAGGTAAATTAAAAGAAGATTTTTACAATCAGTACGGAACTAAAGGCAAGATTACACAGAATGCAGGTAATATCCTTATAGCGGGTGCTAAACTAGGATGGGTTAATATGGGCATGAGCCCTGTTGACTTGCAGTTATTAGAATCAGAGAAAATAACACTTAGAGAACTTTGTAATGTTTACGGAGTTAACTCTGCTTTGTTTAATGACCCTGACAACAAGAGTTATAACAACATGAAGGAGGCTAAAAAGGAAATGCTTACACAAGTAGTTCTTCCTGAATTAGTAGCTATTCGTGATGCGTTAAATAGATTCTTCTCTGTTGAAATAGGACAAGGGTATTATATAGATTTTGATATTACAGTATTCCCTGAGCTTCAAGAGGATATGAAAGAGCTTAGTGCTATTCTTTCTCAATCATGGTGGATTACACCTAACGAGAAAAGAGCTGCAATGAGATATGATACTTCTATGGAATCTACTATGGATGAAATATATATACCAGCAGGTTACTTGCCTATAGGTGAACTAACTATGCTGCAAGACCCTAGAGATGCTCAACAACAAGGTGATTATAATGTACCGCCAGTTAAATAATGTCAAAATTATTGAATCCTTCGCAGCAGTTTGCTTTGCAACAAAAGATTGCAAGGAAGTCGATAACAGAGTTCCAGCCTAAAATATTGGCTGCTTTACAATCTGATTTCGATAAAGCTGCGGAATATGTAAAAGCACTAGGAGTAGAACAAACTATTAATAATCGTCAAGTATTTTTTGCTCAAGATAGAATTAATAATATTTTACGAACTTTGTATGAGAGTACTGGTGGTTACACAGCCACTAGATACCAAAAGATGTTTGACAGTTATAAAAAAGAAGAGTCTATTGATTTAGACCCTTTAAACATATTCGATGAATGGTTAGCTTTTATGTTGTCTTATTGGACAGCGATTAGTGGGCCTAAAATGTATGGTATAGAAAATACTACCGAAAACGAGATTAGCCGTTTATTGTCAAATGCAATATTGTATGGACAACAAAATAATTTAAGTCGCAACGAGGTAAATTCACTAGCTATACAAACCCTAAGAGAAGGTAAAATAAACAACGCAAGGAGTTTACTTATTGCCAGAACAGAAACGCATCAAGCGTTAAGTACTGGTGCCATGGGTGCGGCTAAAAATGTTAACCTACTTTTGCAAAAGCAATGGGTTCATTCAGAATATGTTGCTAGGCCTAGAAATTGGCATAGAGATTTAGATAAACAGACTGACCCTGATAAAAATGGGTTTAGACTTTATGTCAACCAACCGTTTATGGTAAATACACCTAAACATGGTATAATCGAAATGCAATATGCACATGATGCGGCAGGACTAGCTATTAATAATTGTAATTGTAGATGTTGTACGGTATATGTATAAATAATAAATATGAGTAATTTTTATAATAAAAAGGCAGTAAGTAGCAGTCCAGTAGATATGGAAGATGGTAGCAGGACAATATCTGTCTACTATTCTGCATTTGGTAATATAGATAGTGACGGTGATGTAATTATGCCAGGAGCATTTACTAAGTCTATTAAAGAGAATGGCCCACAGGCTAAGAATAGAATTTGGCATTTGTTCAATCATTCTACAGACAAGCCTGTATCTAAGCCTTACGAATTAGTAGAAGATGGATTTGGATTACTAGCAAGAGTAAAAATGCCGAACACAACTTTAGGTAATGATACCTACGAGCTGTATAAGGCTGGTCATATAACTGAACATAGTATTGGCTTTCAGACTGTAAAGTCACAAGCTAAACAAGCGTTCAATGAAATAACTGAAATAAGATTGTTTGAAGGTAGTTCTGTATTATGGGGTGCAAACTCTAATACACCTACAATCGGAGTAAAAAGTCAGATTAAGGCAACTCTAATTGATGAAATGAGTAAAACCATTAAGTCATTGAGAACAGGCAAGTTTACTGATGAAACATTCGGATTGTTGGAACTTAAACTTAAACAACTACAACAATATCTCGCTGAAATGGAAGACGAAACATCAGTACCTACTGAAGAACAACCGCTAACAGACTTCCCTGGGGAACTCGAAAATCCCGAGTGTGAAGCCGAAGATGCATTGGAAGAAGAGGAAGACCCGATGGTTTCTATTGAAATCGAGGTAAACAAATATTTACAATCATTTAAAATTTTCAACTAATGGTAGAAGAAATTAAAGGTGCTTTCGAAAGCGTTAAAACCGAAGTTAACGGTGCTATCGATACACTAAAAGCTGAAAACGCAGTAGCGGTAGAAGGCTTAAAAACGGAATTAGAAGAATTAAAATCTCAAATTACAGTAGTTAAAGACGCTGCTGATAAATTAGAGGCAAAAAACAATCGTATTAAAATGAACGAAAATCAAGTAAAAGGCTTTAACGCTACATTAGGCGAAGCTATTGAAAAGAATGCTGACAGCATTGCAAAATTAGGTCGTGGAGAACAAAAGCGTACTAGCTTTATCCTTGATACTAAAACAGTTGGTAACATGACAGAAGCGGTTAACCTTACAGGTGATATCACTCGTCAATATGCTCCTCAAGTATATGCTCTACCTTCTCGTAAAATACACGTTAGAAGTTTATTACCAGTAGGTTCTTTATCTACAGGTTTATTTACTTTCCCTAAAGAAACAGGTGGCGAAGGTGCTCCAGCTCCACAAGTTCAAGGAAGCGGTAAAGCTCAAGTTGATTTTGATATCACTATGACTGATGCTCCTGCACAGTACATCGCTGGTTACGTTAAAATCTCTCGTCAAATGTTAGATGATGTACCTGCTATGACTTCTTTCTTACAAGCTCGTTTGTTAGAGAAATATCTTATCGCTGAAGATGCTCAATTACTTTTCGGTAACGGTACTGCTCCTAACTTAACTGGTTTAACAGTTAATGCTGCTACACCTACAGGTGCTGCTACAGTTGACGTAGAGCAATTAGTTCAAGCTATCGCACAAGTTGAGGCTTCTAACTATTCTGCTACAGGTATTTTGATTAACCCTTCAGATTGGGCTAATATCGTAAATACTAAGAATACAGCTTCTGCTTACTCTTTACCAGGTTCTACAGTTGTTACAACTGATGGTGCTTTGACTATCGCTGGTATCCCTATCTACAAGTCTACAGCTATTACTGCTGATAAGTTCTTAGTAGGTGACTGGTCTATGGGTGCTCAAATCATGCAGAATCAAGGTATCTCTGTACAATTCTCTGAGTTCGATGGTAATAACTTTACTGAGAACATGATTACTGTAAGAGTTGAGGCTAGAATTGCATTCCCTATTTACTATAACAGTGCATTTGTTTACGGGGATTTTGGCAACCAAGCCTAAGGTTTTGGTAATATAACTTAATTTATATACCTTTGAGGGGAGTAACACAAAAGTTGCTCCCCTTTTTTATGATAGGAATATATAAGATTACAAGCCCAGGTGGCAAAATTTACATTGGTCAAACTACCAATTTTACTAAGAGAAAGAATTATTACAAGAATGGTGCAAAACCATATCAGGTAAGGATTTATAATTCATTACAGAAGCATGGTTACGATGCACATTCTATTGAATTTATTGAAGAATGTTTAGTAGAGAATTTGAATGTACGAGAAAGATATTGGCAAGATTTTTATGAAGTTATTGGAGAGAATGGTCTTAATTGTAGACTAACTGCCACTAATGATAAAAGTGGTTTTTTAAGTGAGGAAATGAAGGTGAAGCTAAGTGAAATAAGAAAAAAAACAGTCATAAGTGGAGAATGGAGAGAAAAGTTTGCTTATGATTGGACAGGCAAAAAGCATACAGAAGATACCAAACGTAAAATGTCAGAGTCAGCTAAGGGCAAAAAGAAAAGCTTAGAACATATATCAAAACTCCCTCAGAATCAAAAAGGCAAATTTAGGCCAAAGGCCAATAGTGATACTAAACAAAAAATGAGCTTAAATAGCGGCAGGGCTCGTAAAGTTTATCAATACACAAAAGGCAATGAATTTATTAAAGAGTGGAGAAACGTATCAGAGGCTGAAAGAGAATTTAATATAAACAATATAAGTGGTGTAGCATTAGGTAAACTTAAGACTTGCGGTGGCTTCAAATGGAAGTATGACAAACTTTAGTTATTTTTGTAAAAATATCAAGGATGCAGATTTTAAGAGATGTAACGGTAGTAACCGCACCTACGGCAGAAATTATAACACTTACGGAAGCTAAGAACTACCTAAGAGTGGATTATAGTGAAGATGACGTTCTTATCCAAGATTTAATAGATACGGCTAGAATAAGACTTGAGCAGTATGCTGGTGTGGCAATGACACCTAGAACATTGAAAGCTGTGGCTTTTGTTAACGAGTTTATAGAACTTCCGTATACTCCAACAAATAATATCACTAAAGTAGAATACCTAAGCGGAACAGATTGGATTGAGATGGTAGCGGGTAATTACTTTGTATTAGGTGATACATATAAAAAAGTTTATATGGTAGGGGTAAATAATAGCGAATTTAGGTTTACTTACACCTGTGGATATGCAACCCCACCAGAATCTATGAAGACTGCCGTTTTAAAGCTAGTTTCAGACCTATACGAGTACAGAGAGTCTAGTGTTGAGGCAACTAGACCAAGTGCTAATTTAACGACCGCATACGAGCTTATGAAGCCATTTAAACGCATATCAATATTTTTATAATGATAGGTAAGCTAAGAAATAGAATTACGTTCAAGAGCAAGACTGGAGTATCTGATGGTGCAGGTGGTTATGTGAATACTGCTGCCGACTATTATACTTGTTGGGCAGAGATATATAAAGAAACCAATGATAGGACTGATATTATTAGCAAAGATAGCCTTACAGATAATATTAATTTTAGATTCAGATATACTACTTCTAAGACATTTACTAATAAATTGCTTATAAGTTTTAGAAATAGAACCTACATAATTAACTCTATAGTAAACGAAGGTGACCTAAATAAATATTATATCATTTACTGCTCAACCTTTAAAAATGGCTAGATTTGAAATGAAGGTTACTGGCGGTGATGCTATTTTAAGGAAATTTGCACAAGCACCTCAATTAATGGCAGCTGAATCAGCTAAAATTATATGGGAAACAGCATTAGAAATAGAAAACAAGGCTAAGGCTAGAGTTCATGTAGATACATCAGCTTTAAGAACAAGCATAAGAGCTACTAAGCTATCAGATGGTTCTTCAATAGTTAAGGCGGGATTACCGAATGTAACTAACTCAAAAGGTCATTTAGTTAATTATGCTGGATATGTAGAGTTTGGTACAGGAAATGGGTATCGAAAAACTAATTACAAAAACTTAGATAATTCAGCAATAGAGGTTTATGCAGGTGAATTTAAGGCTTCAAGTGGTAAAAAAGTAAATAGAACACCTAACCCTTATCTATTTAATTCAGCAGATGAACTTATAGGTAAGTTGGTGAATAAGATTAAGAAGATTAAGATATAAATATATTTTGTTAAATTTGTAAAAATATGAAGGACTGCGGATTTGCTATACGAAAGGCTTACTTTGACAAGCTAACTGCTGCCTCTTATTCTTTAGGTGTTTATGATACTATGGCACCCGATGAAGTAGAGCCTCCATTTTTGATAATAAGTAGTCAAACTTATGCAGAGAATAGTGACAAAACAAGCTACAGCTTCGATGTTACAATTCAATTTGACATTGTTTATAGGACTTTTAAAGTAGGAGAAGTTGGTCAAAAAACAGTAGATGAAAAGACTAATGAGCTTTTGGGTATAATTGGAGTAGCTCCAGCAAGTTATCCAAGTGCAGCTCCAGATTTTAAGATAGTAACTAGAAGGATAGGTTCAAATCAGGCTACTTTTGATTTTACTGATGAGGCTTATATTTTTAGAAGAATTATAACATTTGAACATTTCGTGAATCAATTATAAAAAAAGTAAAATAAAATAAAATGGCAACAGCAGGAGTTTTTAACGGAACATCATTAATCGTATATGTGGGCACTAACGTAGTTGCTCATGCTACATCATGTTCTTTAAGTGTAAGTGCAGACTTACCAGATGCTACAACAAAAGATAGCGGTGGATGGGCAGAAGAAATTGCTGGTTTACGTTCATGGTCTATGACTACAGACGGACTTGCAGTTGTTTCAGGAACCGACTATAATGTAGAAGATTTATATGCTTTAGTTACAGGCAGAACAGAAGTTACTTTGAAGTTTACTACTAATAATGGCGGTACTGCTGTTGTAGGAGATTCTAAGTGGACAGGTGATGCTTTTATCGAAAGTTTAGATATGACTGCTGATATGGAATCTCCAGTTACATTCTCTTCTTCTTTCAAAGGAACAGGAGCATTGACTTTAGGGATTAACGCATAGTAGCAACCAAACACAAACCAAAAACAAAGCAAAATGAGAGGACAGTACGAATTAATCCTATCTGATGGTAAAAAAGTGCCAATGCGTTTCTGTACATGGAGCCTTAAAAGGTTCTGTAAACTACAAGGTATTGGCCCAGCAGAAATAGGGGATGCATTAAGTGGAGATAATTCATTAGAGTCTATAACCAATTTGTTACTAGCCGCAGCAGAATATCCTTTAGTAAAAGAAGGTATAACACCAACATTTACTGAAATAGATGTATGTGATTGGGTTGATGACTTAGGAGGTGTAGCAGGTAAAAAGTTCCAGGACGTGATGGCTGCTCTAACTGAAAGTCTTAGTAGTGGGATTGAAGATAATGTCAAAAAACCTTCTAAAAAAGGCGAAGTAAAAAAAAATTAGAGTGGATTGACATAGAACGTTATTCAATGGGGGAGTGCCAAGTGCTTCCCCATTTGTTTTGGGATATGACAATGGCAGAATTAGATTTTGTATGGTATGGTTATAGGCACCAACAAGAACAGCAATGGGTGATAGCCAGATGGCAGACCACCTTACTAATAAATATACAATTGCCAAAAGGTAAAAAGGTTAAGCCTAAAGACCTATTAGAGCTCGACTGCGATATTCGTAACTTTGTGAAACAAAAGGTGATGACTAGCGAAGAATTGGCAGGGGTTATCAAATCTTATGAAAATGTAAAACCGATTAAATAAAATGGCTGAACAAATAGTAAAGGTTAAGATAGACTTAGACGTAACCGAGTTTAATAAAAATGCAAAGGCTATGTCTGCCGCATTGTCTAGTGTTTTAGGTAGAGATGTAGAGATTTTCAATGGTAAAATAGCTAAGACAAAACAACTTGTAGAGCAGACCGAAAAGGCAATGGGTGCAGCGGCTAGTACTATAAATACTGCTGGAAATTCAGTTAAAAAATCAAATCAACAATGGACTAATCTTGCATTAGTTATTCAGGATTTACCATACGGGTTTAGGGGTATTCAGAATAACTTACCTGCGTTAATGGGTGGAATAGCAGGTATGGCTGGCCCATTATATTTAGTTGGCTCTGCTGTAATTGCATTATTTACAGCATGGGATGCGGGTATGTTTAAAACTATAAGTACGTTAAGCATATTAAAAAAAGCTAATGAAGAATATGCGGAAAGTGCAAAAAGTGCTGCTGGTAATGCTGGTGAAGAAATATCAAAAATAAAGGCATTGACTGTTGCTGCTTCTAATCAAGAGATTACGATGAGTAAGAGGTTAGCTGCGGTAAAGCAATTACAAGATGAATATCCTTCTTATTTTGGTAATTTATCCCAAGAAAGTATATTAAATGGAGAGGTAACAGAATCTGTAAATAAGGTTAGTTTAGCAATATTAGAAAGGGCTAAGGCTACAGCAGTTGCTAGTAAGATAAATAAATTATCTGCCGAAAAGTTTGTTCAAGAAGAAAGACTATATCAATTAGCATTACAAAAGACATTTAAAATTCAAAAGGCAATAGCTTTTGCAAATTTAACAAAGGCTGCTGGTTATGAAGGAACTACAAAGAATTTAGAAGGTTTAATTAATAGTCAGATAAGTGGTATAAGAAAAGAAGAAGGGACTATAAAGACTACGGTAGATGGTATAGATAAAGAATTATTAAGACTTCAGGGAATATATGAAAAAACTACTGCGGTAACAGTAGATTTAGACAGAACCAATGCACCTAAAACAGGTAAAAAACCAAAGGCCAAAAAAGAAAAAGAAGACACTTTTGATTTAATAAAAACAACTAAAGAGTTTTATACAGCTAAATTAAACTTTGCAGAAAATGATGAAATAGCACAAAAGGAAATATTATTAAGAGAACAACAAACTATCAATGAATTAATAGATAGTAATCAAATGTCTTTTAATGAATATTATAGCTGGACTTCAGAAATATATAAAAAATTATCTGATTTAAAAATACAAGAAGATAAAAGGTTTTTTACAGAATCTGAAAGAATAGCAAAGCAACAAGCTAAAAATGTAGAAGTAGAATTAGGAATACAAGAGAAATTACACAAAGGCAGTTTAACTCAAAGAATAGAAGATACTAAAGCAGCTATGGCTCAATTAGCCGCAATGGCTATGATGTCATTGGACCCCGCTTCTATGGCTGTTTATTTAGACATGTTCGATAAGATGAATGCCAAATTAAAGGGCTATGGAACAACATGGAAAGAAACATCTTCTATAATATCTAAATCAATTAAAGATTTAGCTGTTAATTCTGTTATATCATTAAGTGAATCATTAGGTAAAGCATTAGCTGGGGAAGATGTAGATGCTTTTGCTGCATTAGGTTCTTTATTGGCTGATTCATTAATTGAAATAGGAAAAGCATTAATAGCTTATGGATTATTAGCTGGTGCGGCTGTAGAGTTATTTAAGAATCCATTAACTTATGGAGCTGCTTTAGTAGCAGGTATAGCAGCTGTAGCAGCAGGTTCTTATTTAAAAGCCTCAATGAGTGAAGATAAGACTAAGAAATTTGCTAACGGAGGTATCATATCTGGTCCTACAATGGGACTAATGGGAGAATATCCTGGTGCACAAAGCAATCCTGAAGTAGTTGCTCCTTTAGACAAATTAAAAGAAATGATTGGTGGCAACGGTGGTGGCGGAGGACAGTTTGTATTAAGAGGACAAGATTTACTTTTGTCAGTAAATAGAGCACAAAAATCATCTTATCTTAAAGGACAAAACATTAACTTAGTATAATGGCATATACAAAAAGATATAAACTAACTCAAAAATTAAGAAGTGGCATTGACCAAATAGTATACATATATGAAGATGGTTATATGGGTGATATTAAGTCTTATGAGGCTACAAGTATATCTTTAGAGCCAAACTCAAGTAGTGATGAACCTGAAGCAGTAATTATATCATCTCAATTAAATGTATCTTTTTTAATATCAAGTGAAGATGATTATGATAAATTGCCAGACTTTTTGAGTTATGATGATAAAAAGTACTATGTAGAATTAATGCTTGACACATCATTAGGGGAATCTATTAAGTGGAGAGGGTATATGTTTAATGATTATTCTACTATACCGTTTACTACAGGAGCTCAGCAAGTAGATATAATATGTATAGACGCTATATCATTTATGGAATACTTTATATATCAATTACCAGATAATATAAATACACTTCAAAGTTTAAAGACTATTTTAGTTAATGGATTAAATTTTATTGGGTATCCAGGATTTACTAGCTTATTTATAGCTTGTTCATATTATGCAGATGGTATGCAAGATAGGGGTGATGGATTACAATATGAACCATTTTCGCAATCATATCAATATAAGAGAGATTTTGTAGGATTAAATTATTATCAAATAATAGATTCTATAGTTAAATCTTTTGGGTGTAGGCTATTCCAAAAGGATGGGAATTGGTGGCTAATGTCTATAAATGAAATGGCTGCTACTACTAACTACTATACGGAATATGTAATAAATTCTGGTGCGTATACTAGTTCTGGCACTTTAGACCAAACATTAACAATAAAACCATACGCTGAAGATGATATTTATTTTGTAGGTAATTCTCAAGCAAAGGTTATAAGAAAAGGATACCCATCATTAACTGTTAAAACACCTTTAAAGTTTGCTGATAATTATATACATAATTCAGAGTTTAAACAAGTTGTTGCAGGGGAAGCTACTGCATGGAATAAAATACTAAGCGGTACTGGTACAGTTCAATTGTTTCAAGATTCGGAAGAACAATTAAATATTTATAGATTAGTTAGCGGGTCATCTGGATTTGCAAGGCTTTTAAGCGGACTTGGATTTGGAGATACTACATATAGACCTTATTTGTATGCACCTTTAGCTAAATTAACATTTGATGCAATTGTAGAGGGTATTGGAATTGGTGGTAGGATGGATATTTTTGTAATTATTCAAAATAGTATTGGTCAAGAATTTTCTTTAAATTCATCTGGACAGTGGGGGTTTAGTATTAGCTATATTAATATTAATTATTCTGGAGATGGGAATACATGGCAGTCAGTATCTCAAGATATTCCATTAGGTAATTTTAGAATAGGTGGTACATTATATGATGTTACAGGATATATTATAATAGGGTTTTCATCACCAGCAGGTGGGTCTAATGGTGGATATATAAGAAACCCAAAGGTAGTACAAAATGCGTCTGCCATAGAGGAGCTTATTGTAACAAGAACTATAGGAGCTAATAGTTCATTGAACAAGGAAATAGTATCATCATTAGGACTATATAAATCAACTATAATAAATTGTTATGGTGCATTATTTAATTCTAGTGGTACTTCATGGACCAATTGGTATAGATATGGACATACTCCAGAATCATTTGGTTCATTACCAATGCTATTAGCTAGACAATACTCAAACCTACTAAATAAGAACTATGGTACACTAGAAGGTGATTTGGGTAAAA